GACCGTGATGGCCGCCGCTCCCGCTGCGATGAGAGGGACAGACACCTTGGTCGTGAGGCTCTTGCCCACGCTGCCAAGCTTCTGCTCCATCCCGCTGATCTTGCCCTGCGCCTTGCCCATCGCCTCGTCGAACGCCTTGTCGTCGAGGCCGAGCCGCACAAGGAGCTCCCCTACCACGCTGCTGTCAGTCATCCCCCGAACGTCTCCCTCATTTTCTCGAAGTGTTCCCTGTCCTCGTCAGTGGCTGCGCGCGCCTGGCCCTTCCCTTCCCCAAGCAGCTCCTCGAGCCGTATGGGCCGCTTGAGGTGGCCGCAGCAGTTGACGATGTGACATGTCTGCCACGCCAGCTCATGGCGGCGCAACTCCATCCTGCGCTCCCATCCGCGAATCGCCTTCCCGAACTCGTAGGGCGTCATGTCCCAGAACGTGTCCGGGTCGAGCCCCATGACGCCGAGGGCGAACTCGAGGAGCGCGTCCCAGTCTATCCGCTCTGCCCTCCTTTTGGGTCGCCGTCACCGTCCTTGGGCCACGCCGACGCGATCGCCTCGATGAGCTTGGCCGAGATGTAGGCGAGGCCGTGCTCGTCCATGAACGCGTACATGTCGTCGAGGGTGAGCGAGGGGTCGTCGTGGACGAGCGACGCCCAGAGGAGCGCCGCGTACTCCCTCACCCCGAGGCTCGACAGATTGAGCGACGGGAACGGCCTGCCAAGCTGCCCCTCGGCCAGGGCGATGGTCTTGTACTTCATCCGTATCGTCCTAGGCCTGTCGAGGACGATCGTCACCTCGCCGTGCGGATTCAAGGCTCGTCACCCTACGTGGCCTCGGTCCTCGTCAGCGCGCCGGTGCCCTTGAACGTCACGTCGATGGTGACCGCTTCGGGCGAGTTGGGGAACGACTTGGGGAACGACGTGATGTAGGCGTCGCCGTCGTAGGTGTCGCCGTTGGCCTCTTCCACCTGGACGTGGACGGTGCTTCGCGCGTCCCACGCGTCCTCGAGCGCCTCGTACGCCGTGTCGTCCGGCACGTACAGCGCGTTAGCCTCGATGGACCAGCTGCGGTTGCCTGCCATCGATTCCTCCCATCCGCCCGAGCTCTTGGTGGAGACGTCGACCGTCCCCATGTCCCTGTTGAGCTTGGCGTCTCTCTGGCTTCCCACCGCGGTCCACGTGGGCACCGCCTCGGTGCCCGTGTTGACCTTCACCAGGAAGCTTACCGTGTCTACTGCCATGATCCTATACCTCCTCTATCCTGAATCTGAATCGCTGGACGCCGTGGCGGGTGATCCCGTCGGCCTCCTCCAGCACCTGCGAGAACTCCAGACCGCAGGTGACGACGCGAAATCCGTCAAGGGACCACGCCGCCTCCGTCACGGCCTGGAGCACCGCGTCCATCATCTCCTTGCACTCCTTCCTGCCGTTGTAGCGCGACCATGTGTGGACGGTGGCGGTGACCTCCGCCTTGCCCTCGCCCTTGGCGCTCCAGTCGGTCATCGTGTCGTCGCCGATGGTGACGTAGGGGAACGCCGCGTTCTGCGGCACCGCGTCGTACACCGTCAGCGAGGACGAGAGCAGCGCGTGCAGCGCCCCCTGGAGCGCGAGCGTGGGGTCCTTCACCTGAACACCACCCTGATGGATGAGCCAACTTCCTTGGCCATGTTGGGCCGCTCCTTCTCAAGGGCGGGGAACATATACGGCTTGGCGGGCGTGCCCTCGCGCGCGATCTTGCGCGCGATGACGAAGCCGAGGTCCTGACCCAGCTTCTTCCTGCTCCAGTCAGAGAGCGGCGCTATCGGCGGGAAGTGGGGCCGAGACCCGAACTCGACCGCCTTGGCGTAGTTCACGTTGGTGTAGATCTCCCACACCTTGCCGCTTGCCTTCGAGCGCACCTTGATCGACGATCTGAGCCGCCCCATGTGCACCGCGCCGGACTCGGTCAGGTTCTCCTTGGCGTTCTTCTGCACCTTGAGCGCCTCCTCGGCAAGTCCCTTCACGGCCTCGGCCCTGATGCGCTCCTGGTACCGCTGGAGCCCCCTGACGACCGCGTCAGCGCCCATCAGCTTCGCCCCCGTGCCGCTCACCGCACCGCCTCCTCGCACATGAGCACGAGCTCCCTGCCCCGCTCCTCCGTGTCGATCACCGAGACGATGTTGAGAGCCCTCGACCCGAGCTTCACCCGCATGTCGTGCGTCACCCCGTCGAGGTGCCGCATCGTCACCTTGTGGGTCACCGCCGCCTGCGCCTGCTGCGCCTGGAAGTATTCATGCCCCTGGAGCGGCTCGACCGACGCCCACACCGTTGCGAACGCCGACCACGACCGCGCCTGGCCGCCGTAGCCGTCGTCGGCCACCGAGGGCTGCTCGACGGTGACGCGGTGCCTGAGCCTGCCGGCCCTCATATGAGCATCACCCTGTACGGGTCAAGCAGTCTCTTGGCGAAGCCCGGCATCTCCTGGCTCTCCCTGTTCTCGTACAGGTGGCCCACCGTCAGCAGTATGGCCTGGCGTATCTGCATGGGCACGTCGGCCGCGTCGCCGTAGCCCGCTGTGTAGGTGATCGCCACGCCGCCGATGTCGTCCGCCGCGTACGCCGACAGGGCCTTGACGCGCCCGGTCGACGTGTCGGTCTCGTAGGCGTCGCTTGAGAGCGCCTCGCCGTCGATCGCGACCGATGTCACAGACTGCACCGGCTGGTGGGGCAGGGTCACCGTTCCCGAGAAGCGGTCACCGGTGTGGCGCCACGTCTGGGTGATGAGCGCCCTGCGCGTGTAGGCCTCGGCCGCCTGGCGCGCCGCGACGATGAGGGACGTGATGTAGTCGTCCTCGTCATCGCCGTCGACGCGAAGATGCGCCTTTGCCTCGTCGAGTGTCACCGGCTCTGACGCTGGCCCTGTCACGAGTTCGCTTGCCATGCTTCGTCTCCCTTGGTCCCGCTGGCTTGACCTCCTTCACGAAGCCGGAGCGGGACCAGTTGCGGGCCCGTCCCCTTGTCGTGTCGAAGATCGTGCCGGAAGGGATGACCCCCTCCGGCGTCACCATCGTATGGAGTGCCTGGACCTTCATCACATCAGTACCCTCAGGTAGAGGTCGAACGCCCCTGCCGTGAGCGCCGCCTCGGCGACGGTAAGGGTGAGGTCGGTCTCCTCGGTCAGGAGGATCGCGTTCGTCGCGGTGCCGTCAGCCACGATGTCATGCAACCCTGCGCCGCCGTTGGTCCCGAGCACCGCCGCGGCGAGGATGTCGTCCGCGCTTGCGGCGTGCAGGGCGATGGTGGCCGCCCCGTCGCTCGTTATCTCCTCGGTGACGTTCATCATCCCGTCGAGGATGATGGCCCCCGCTGGCAGGGCGCCGCCGAGGTCGATGGTGCCGATGGCCCCGCCGTCGGTGTCGAAGTCATACGAGAGCTTCACGACCACCGGCCGCGTGGCTATCCCGTTGTACTTGAGCGTCCCTCCGCTCTCGATGTTGGCCACGCCGCCGCTCTCGACGTTGAGCTCCCCTCCGTCCTGGATCTCGACCTCCCCGTTCACGGCGAAGACCTCGTCTCCGGCCGTGGATGAGGACGCGTCGTACCTTCGGTGTATGTTACCCATCGTTCATCACCCCGAAGCCTTCGTGTCAAGGACGCGGAACGCCCCGGACCGTATGACCGCTCCGCCCACGCGGCGGGTCGCCTTGAATCCGACGAGGCCCGACTCGGCATACAGCTCGTCGAGGCGCTTGAGGGCCATGCCCTTGCGGTCGAGGATGCGGTATCCCTTGCGGAAGTCGCCGAAGATGATGATGTCGCCCTCGGTGCCCGATGCGGGTATCTCGGGGACGTCGTCCTGGAGCACCACGGGGAATCCGAGCAGCGTCGGTGGCTGGCCCACCTGCATGTTGGGCTCCCAGAGGTAGCGCTCGTTGGTGGCGTCCTTGAGCTGGCGCACGACCTTTGCGGTCGTCGTGTTCATGACGAACGTCGCGTTCTTGTGGTACTTGGCCGGAAGCGAGTAGACCAGGTCGATCAGGTCGTCGAAGTCGGGGTTGCCGACGGCGTCGCACTCGACGCGCTCGATGTTCGTGTCGTTGAGTATGCCCTCCGGCTCGTTGGAGTCGTGTCCCGACCCGGCGATGAACTTCTCCTCCTCGGCCTCGGCGAACGCCTCGGCGAACGACGATGCGATGTATGACTGCAGGTTGACGTCCGTGTCCTCGAGCTCGTCCTCGCCTATCTTGGTGAGGCCGACGCAGTCCTCGACGTAGTCGTACGCCTGGGACGGCGTGAGCGTCGACTCGGTGATGGTCGCGCCCTTCTCGAGCACGCCCCATCCCACGCTGACCTCGGTCATCGACGTCTTGCGTATGCGGTTGGAGTTGGTCTGCATCACCTTGCAGAGCCCGCGTATGCCCGATATGGTCGGGAGCTCGCGGTAGATCTCCGCCTCCACGTCCTCGGGGACGATGTAGTCGCCGGTCGTCCCCTGCACGAGCGCCTTTCGCTCCTCGGGGGAAAGCTCCGAGAAGCCCTTGCGCACGTACTGGAAGAACGCCTTGCGCCTGAGCTCCTTCGCCTCGTCCTTGGACTCGCCCTTCGCAGGGCGCTTCATCCGGGTCTCCAGGTCGTCGAGACGGCCCGTGAGCTCGGTATACTTTTCCTCATGTTTCATGGTAAGGTCCTTGGCGCGCTCCTCAGCCTCGGCGCGCATTGCCTTGACCTCCTCCATGATCTCCTTGGCCTCATCTGCCATTTCCCTTTTCACCTCTCATGGTTCGTATCTCCTGGAGCAGTGCGCCCCAGTCGCACTTTGGCGGCTCCTGCGCGCCCGGGGGAGTGCCTTCCGGCGGCTCCTCCTGCAAGAGTGCCGACAGCCTTCCAATCGCCGTCTCTATCAGCGAGCGATTAGCGTGATTCGTGATGTCGCTTGCCCTCGTGTTCACGATGGCGTTGAGGGCGAGCTCGAAGTCCTGCCTCGAGCGCACCGACGTGACCCGCGCAAGGTCGTTGGCGGGAAACGTCACGAGGCTTCCCTCCCACAGCTTGATCTCGTGGATGTGGCGCACGTCGCCGTCCCACGCGTCCTTGACGGTGGTGAACCCTATCGAAAGCCCGTTGAGCGCCCCCTGCCTGAGCAGGGCGAACGCCTCGCGTCCCCGCTGGGTCTCCCTGTTGAGCGTCCCCTTCACGAGCAGGCCGTAGTCGTCCTCGCGCAGCTCGTCGAAGATCCCTATCGGCTCGTACGTGTCGTGCTGCCAGAGCACGGGAAAGACCGCCTGCTCCGAGATCGTCTTCTTGAACGCCCCGGGCCGTATCACGTCGCCGTAGCTGTCGATGTTGTTGAACGTCGACAGGTAGCCCTCGAAGGTGCCGTCGTCGCGCACCTCCGACTTCCTCAGCTTGAATGACTTGAATTCCATCATCCCATCACCTCGTATGTCTCCGTGCACCTGCAGTTCACGATGTTGCCCGCCGACGCCCCGAGCGACGTGTCGCCGGGGAACATGAGCTGCTCCCCCGAGACGTCGTAGGGCTGGCTGAGCTCGCGCTCCTGCCCGTCCGCGGATATGTGGTCGCAGCCGCCCTCCCCCGCGCGCGTCCGGTCGTCGACGAAGGAGAGCCACCGCTTCACCATGGGAAGCCCCGTCGACTGCGCCGCGGCCTGCGAGCCGTAGTTGGCAGCCGCGTTGACCTCCGTCCTCGCGGCGGTCATGGCGCGGTAGTCCGTGAAGTCGTCGTACTTGGCGGCCACCCGGTCAGCGATCTGGTACATGCTCTCACCGGCCGCGATGCCCGCGTCGATCTCCTTGAGCACCAGCGCCTTCGTGGTGGCCGAGATGTCGCGGATCCTGGAGAGCGCCGTGCGCTCGATGAACGAGAGGTAGTCGTCGCCCCATTCGAACGACTTGGTCTCGACCCCTCCGCGCGACTTGAGCATGTCGAGCACCGGGCCGGCGAAGTCCTCCCCGATGCCGCGCCACATGCGCACGTGCATGTCGAGCCACGACGCCTGGTGCTCCTCGAGAACGCGGTCAAGAACAACGGCCGCGCTGTCGGGGGTGTCGAGCTTTCGCAGCTCCGATGCGACCGCCCTCTTCTCCGACGCGAACTCGTTTCGCGCAGCCTGCTCCCAGACCGGCCACCACGCCATCTTGCGCCTGACCGTCTGGAGCAGGTACGACTGGTCCCGCGACCGGCGCTCGATCGCGGGCGATGATATTTTCCCCTTTGCCGGCTCCTTGCCCGTCTGCGAGGAGAGGGGGATCATGTTGAACGGTATGAGCAGCTGGTCCGCCTCGGGCTGGGCCACCGCCTCGAGGCCGAGCATCTCCCGCGCGTCGTTGATGGTGACAAGGCCGTTTCTCACTCCTTCAACAGCCCTGCGCCACACGGCGTCGCGGTCCTCCTTGAGCGCCTCGATGTCGTCTCGCCGGTAGTCTATCTCCACATCGCCGCCGAACAGCGGGGGAAGCCA